TCACCATCTCCAGGAACCACGCCGTTACATCACCGTAGGCGATTGAATTGCCGTTGCAGAGCCGCAATAACCCACGGTCTTTCCATTTGTCGTATGGTATCTTGTCGCGCTGCACGCGCTCTGTAAAGCTGCTGGATGGCAACCAATACATCTGAGCGATGTAGCGCCGCTCAGTTTCCTTGTCCATCATGAGCAATGTCGCACAAGTCAAATCAGTTGTTATGCTAAGGTCGGCGCCGCCGATTGCGTAGCTCCCCCTGAACCGCCCGATATCGAAAGTTTCTTCATTGTTTATCGCTTCAAAAGAAAGCCATGCTCTGCTTGTCGTTTCCCTTATGTTGAAATCTTTGCAAAGTATACCGCTTAAATCCTTTGGGCTGACTTTCGCCCGTTCAACTTTGCTTTCCAGATCGTCCAACTTCTTAATTCTGCCAAGCCCTGGATTTGCTTTAACCCACGCCCCCGGATTCTCCCATTCCGCCCGGTCATCGAGTTCATATATTACTGGCAAGAAAGACTCATCCGAAAACGTGCCATCGGCAACACCGCAAGCATAGGAGTATATATCATCAAAAATACATTCGCGTACAGTTCCCGCTGTTGTTATCATAATCAGCATTGGTTGCCGTCGCGCTGACGTCCCCTGTTTCATGACTTCGTATAGGTTGCGGTCTTTAACCCCGTGCAGTTCGTCAATTATTACGCAGTGGGAGTTCAGGCCGTCAAGCGTGTCGCTGTTTCTGCCAAGCGCCTGGAATTTTGACATCCCTGCAGAATAATAAAGGTCAGTTTTCCGCTTTTTTATATTCGCGCTTAGTTGCGGTGATTGGAGCGTCATGTTGTGGCTCTCATCGAATATCAACCGTGCCTGGTCTTTTTTCGTTGCAATACTGTAGACTTCCGCGCCAGGCTCACCGTCGGCCATGAGCATATACAATGCAAGCCCCGCAAGCATGGTGGACTTGCCATTTTTTCGGGCAACCATAAAAAGTGTTTCCCTGTACTTTCTATGGCCTGTGTCTTTATTAATAAAGCCGAACAGTGCGGCTATATACGCTTTCTGGAACAGTTCCAGCTTGACAGGCCGCCCCGCCCATTCGCCTTTTGAATGGCGTGTAAACCTCTCAATAAATTCAATAGGCCTGTTAGCCCGGCTTTCGTTGAATACATAGCTGCTTTGTGGTTTATTAATGTCCGATACAAGGCGGGCGTACGTTTTCCGCACCCTGTTGGATACAGCGACGCCCCCGGGCTGTATTTCGTTCCAATACTCATGTATGTAGCTCATGTCACCCCTGCTTAACTATATCCCCGGTTTCATCGAATCTTAGCCCCCTTGCTATTACCCCACCGCCCATATGTTCTTTGTTATGGCAGTCGATGCAAAGCGCTTCAAGGTTAGACCAGTCCAGCGTTACCGAAAAATCATGTATGTTCTGTGGCGTAATCCGCTTGATATGGTGGACTATGCGCGCCGCGCCCCCGCAGCGTTGGCATATATAATGCTGGCTCATCATATATGCTGCTTGCGTCGATTTCCACGCCTTGCCGCTATAGAAGCTGTTCGCATAGTCCTTACTCATATCCTACCCGTCAACCCCGCCTGCATTTGCCCACCGAACTTTTGCGGTAAGCGCTTTAAGCATACTGTCAATGGCGCGTTGTTTGTTTTTAGCCTCTTCGCATCCCGTACCGTATACCCAAAGTTCAAGTAAAAACTTAGTTACAGTGGCCGCTAACGGTTCATCTTTCTGCTGCTCGGGACTTGCACCCGTAGCGACATAGACATAATCAATGGCTGCTTCCCACAACGGGATCACGATATTATCCATGTAGTCGGGTACGCGCAGGAATTCCCGTAATTCCTCTATAGTGAGCATTACGACGCACGCCCCAGTTTTACAAACGCTTCGGTTATGATCGGCTTTGTGTCCGCGATTGCCAAAGCGCGGTAATCTATCAAGCCGCGTGTAAACCCGCTTTCGGTGCTGCGCTCGACTGCAATACCTTCCGGCATATTATACGCCATGTAGTAGAAGTTCCCGAAAAGCACATCCCCGTCAGGTATATAATCATCCACCTCAACAGGGAAGCCAAGGACGCGCCCTATCAGCTCGTTGCGCGGGTCAGGTGTGAACACAGGCCGTTGGTTGCCGTCCAAAATGCCGTAAATCTGGCTGTAAAGCGTCGCATTACTCATGGCGAATGCAGCGCCTTTAGCGTAACCCCGGGTAAGCAAAGCTATCAAGCCCGTTATGTCGGTATACTTGATCCCGTCCTCTTCCGTGTATATTTTGCTGTTTCCGTCATTCCACGTCACGCCCGGCAATACGCCCATGCCCTGGTCACTGCCAGTGCCGTTAACAAGGCTATTTGCTATTGTCGCCATTGTGCAGGCGTTAAGCTCGTCGGTGAGGTAGCTTTCAAAAGCCGCTATGCTCATGCGCTTCACCTTTGCGGATATGCTGAACACTTTTAAAATTTCATGTCCGCTGAAGGACACGTTGGCAATATTTGGCTTTTCGCGGTCTACGTTCGCACCTTCGGTGTGCCACTCTGCCGCGCCGGACGGCGTGCCTACAGGTACGGAAACATTAGCCGGGATGCTGAAGGGGCGGCAAATGCTTATGATCCCGCCCTGCTTCCGTGCCTTGCTTACAACCTCGTCAAGCGTTTGAGTTGGGATTACCGCCGCAGTGTTGCCGGTAGTGGCAAAGGCATCGGCGCGGTGTTCATCCGCCGCCCGCTGGTAAGCCGCCCGCTCGACCTCTGTCAGTTCCTGCCCCAACAACGTTTTGTAAAATGCGCTGCGGTATTCCGGGCTTGCGACAACGTCACCACTGACAGCGCCTGTGCTAGAGCTGGTTTCAAAGCTCATTCCCGTGATTGGGTTAAACGCGCCGCCTGGATCGTTCCGTTTTTCCAGTATGTTTGCCTTTGCCTGGCTCAATCCGGCAAGCTCGATATTCAGGCTGTCTACGTCGGCGGCCGCGTCCTTCTCGACGATGCTTTTTATTTCAACCGCCCTCGCTTCGATTTGCTCAACGCTCACAGCCCTGTAATGGTTGAACGCTTCCTGAATTGTCTTAAAAGTCATTTTAGTTTCCCTCTCTCAGTAATATTTTATTTGCGGCTATGATAGCCTGTTTTCTTGCGTCGCTGCTAAGGGTTTGTACTGCTGCCCTCGCCTCGACGGATGCTGTGGGATAGGCCGGGAACGGAACAACGGAAACCTCAAGGATTTTCTTTATCTTGAATACTTCCCGCGTCTTTGTCCGGGTTTCCCACTTATCCCCTCCAGGCGGGACGACGAAAGCGAATGACATCCCCGTCAGGTCGCCGCGCGTCACTGCCGTGTATACCGCGCGGGCTTCCGGTGTTTCCGGCAACTGCGCCGCCATGTCAAGCCCTGCCGGGCTTTTTGTAAGCTGCATAGTTTTCGGCGTCCTTGCAAGAGGTACCCTGTTTAGGTCGTGGTTGTACAGTAACCGTGTGTCGCTTATGTCCGTGTCATCCAGCGCACCCCGCCGGATGATTTCGGTAAACGCCCCTGCCGGGTCGTTTATAACCGTCGGCGTATCGTAAACGATAGGCCGCCCGGTGAGCTTAAGGGTTTCCGTCCCTGCCGGTGACTCAGCCCTCACTTCGCATATTCTGACTTCTTTCATTAGTTGTCGCTCCTTCTTAGTATCTCGTATTCGTTCCTGTACGGGTCTAATCCGTGAAATACGACGATTTCATGAGGTTTACCGACGATATGGACTAATTCCCCAATGTCGAGAGTTATCACCTTTGGCGTAACAAGAATATGCCGCGCCTCAGTATATGACATTGGTTCCTCTTGGGTTTGCCTGATATACTTTTCTGCCAGTACACCCGGGAACACGACCGGCGGGAGCTTTACAACCTCCGGGCGATTGTAATCGCCTGTGACGGTCTTAGTCCGTTCGGCTATGCACGTTATTGGAACAACGGTTAACGCAGTAAGCACATAGATTCCGGGCGTGTCCTTGTTTATGTCCGCAAGGTAATAATGAGTATTGCCATCGGAAACGAATATGGCATGATGTAGAGTCAATTCCGGCAATGCCCAGATAGTGAACTTAGTGGAACGTTGCATTACCGTGTTAATCGTGAATATTGTGCGGGCTGTTTGATGCTCAGTTTTCGCCCACAACTTTTTGACGGCTTGCCATGAATAATTGTCCGGTTCAAGCTCTACGAGTTCAAGTATTTCTACTTGCTGCCCGAATTCACCAGCATTCATTGTTCCCCTCCCAGCTGATAATCATCCGCCTTTGCTGCATTTACAAAATTTAGGCTGATTATCCGTTTTTCGCCGTCTGTTACGCCGGGGAGGTTCAAAATCTCCAGGCTCTGATTGATTGTGAGTAAACCCAGAGGTACAAGCTGCTTTATAAGCTCGACCTTCGTTTTATTGCTTGTGAACTGGAGCCGCCCGGATTCAAATAGTATTGAGTTTCCAAAAGCCTGTTCACGGTCTGTGAAAACCTTCCGGGTGAATTCAAGGCTCAGTTGAATTGCTATCGGTTGAATAACGCTTTCATAGAACGCCGCCCATTCGTCTTCACCATAGCTGCTGTTCACAATCTTTTCGGAAACGCCCAAATAGTTGTAAATCATAGTCCGTGTTGCAGCTAACTGTTTGTCGTCAATTACGGTGGGTTCATGGTCAATCGGTTTATATTCCATTTTCTGATCCGTCGCGATAACGCCGCCGTCATTGCTCATGCCCAGGTAATCTTCCATAAACTTTTCCTTTTCTAATTTGAGTTTTTCAGGTGACATTATTTGAGTAAATGACAGAATGCCCCGGATGTTCGCGCCACTTTTTATGCCCGTTACAATCCCCTGATTTTGGGTGTGCGCTAATTCAAGTCCCGCCGTTATCGCGTCATTCGCGTCACCAAACATGTCATTTCGGTTGAAATGCCGCCGCAAATGCACAATGTCAGAGTATGGGAGTATTGCGGATTCGCCCGATCGAAACAGAAAGCGGCAATACAGCACGCCGGACGGGTCTGACAAAAACTCGACATTTGTGCCCATGATCGGGTATATCCCGGTAAGGTTCCCGGCATCATTGCGTTGCAGGTATGCGAATGCATTGTTGAATAGAAACAAGTGTGTCACGAGTTTGTAAATCAGATCGTAGGCGTTCATGTACGGGTTTGGCTGTACCTGTAACAAGCAGTCTAGCCTGTTGTCGGTGTTTGCCTTTATGGCGTGTCCGCCCTTCAGCTTTGCGGCGTTACGCGCTATTGCGTCCACCGCTCCCCGATATATGTCACTGCTGTAGGCGTCGCCGCCCCATGCTGAGAATTGTACAACCTGCCCGTTTATCATCTCAGCCCGGTCTATCCGCTGCGGGACGGGCTTGGCTTTAAATATCCGCTGAAATATGTTCATCTTCATCCCCGTTTCTGCCGATTCTTATTCAAAATTTTTGGCTCAGTCATCGGTAGCCGAAAGAAATTCCTGCAACTCGGAGTCCTGTTTTATATCCTCTTTCGGAAATAACTCGAGGATACGTTTGGTCAGGATACAATATTTTTGCAGCATCGTGTTGTACGTCTTCACGGCTGGGCTTTCCCTCAGATAAGTGCTATAGTTCTTCACGTATTTCTCGGTTACGCCGTTAGCCTCAATGGACGCCTGGAGCTTGCCCAAAGTATCGTTCATGAATTCGAGCTTTTCATACAAGTTGTATCCTATGGCTTTGCTAACTTCCGGCAATTCTTCCAACCTCGCTTTAATGCGCCCTATATCGGGCACATCTGCCGACTCACTCATACGTTCGTTCCTCCTGTGTTTTCAACTTTCAGTCTTTAGAGGTTCTGCCCTTTTTCTTTTGCATAGCGGTTTCATAATGGTGCAGGTCGGTGTTGGCACAACCGTTGTTTCGTCTGAGACTGGGGGGGGTGTTTTGAGTTTTCAATTCGTGGGTTGGAGGGTTGTATTTGCAATGTTTTGTTTGTCCGTGTCCTGCGGTTGCAATGCTCATCTGGGCTGATTGAACCACAACAGTGAAGGCAATATAAATCATTGTACGGCATAGTAAATTACCCTCCTTTAACCTTGTCTCGGATTTTTTCGAGTTGTATTATTTCATCCTGCGTAGCGATTCCGAACTTGTCGCCAGCCTGGATTTGTGGCGGAGCACGAGAATGCCCATAGTCATTTCTTTCCCACACTCGAACCGATGCACGCCAGTCTTTCATATCACTCTTACCAACTTTCCACCCATTGCTTGTGTAGAAGTCATGAAACGCCTCCGGATCAATGCTGTTCCCCCGTTCAACACAATACTTCGTAACCTCTTCGATTGTCGGTGGTGAAAAATTCTGTGTGCTTGCGCACCATTCCTTAGTGGTATAGGCATTGGCTTTGGTATTGGAATTGGAAGCGGTTTCGGCTACGGAAGGCTTGTTCGGCTTGTTCGGCTTGTTTTGGCTTGTTTTAGTTGATTTTAATGCATTTTGATTTCCTTTTGGCGCACCGCCTAAATTACCCTTTGCTGAATTAATTGCGGAAATTCGTTCAATCTGTGAAATAATTAGCCGGTAGAGTATCGCATACTCAGGATCAAGCGGCTGATTCTGCTCATCACATGCCCATATGATGAGCCTTTTAAGTAACTTGCCACAACTTGAATCATCAAGCCGTAACAGTTCATCATAATAGTCTGAGTGGATTGAAAACGATTTACGAATCACTACTTCACCGCCCCGTTTTTACGCCCAAATGTGCGCAAAGTGCATTTAACAACTGATCCTGGGCATCGAGCCGCCGGATGATTGCTGAAACATCCTTGTTTCCGTCTGCCTGTGTGTCTATTTTCCAGTGGCCAGCTTCCGTGCGTATTCCACGCAAACTCCCATTTTCGAGCGCGTTTTTCACAGTTGGGTATGAAAGCCCCGTTTGTCTTTGATATTCGGAGATTGTTACAAATCGTTTTACCCCCGGCTCGGTCATTACCGTGACCCCTGCACTGCAATTAGGCTCTTTATGATATTAATCACTTTTTCTTTCTCATCTGCATGTAATTTATAGCGTAGTTTTCGACTCAAACTGCTATCCGGTATTCCAAGGGCATCCGCTATCTGCCACAATTTTATTCCAGAACCCGCCGCCATTAGCCTTATATCATTATTTTCCATCTCACTGCGCCTCCAAAATATTATTTTGACATTTCACCATCAATTGTGTTAGAATTACTACCAACAACAAGGGTGATGTTATATAAGCTAACATACTAACAGAAACTTGTCAACGTTAGTTTTGCTAACAGAAAGGAGCGTACAAATGGGCGGCAAAGAAAAGAAATTTGATAGCTTCACTTTTAAGGAACGCTTTAAGGAACTTTTGGAAAACACAAATGAACAAGAGCTTGAAAAAGAGATAGGCGTTTCTGCGTCTGCGTTCAGACAATGGACAAATGGTTACACTTTACCAACGAGCGAAAAACTGATGCTACTCTCCAGACACTTTAATGTGTCTACGGATTATTTGCTTGGATTAAGTGAATACCACAATGAGGATGAAATTAAGCTTGTAAATGAAGCAAGAAAGATGCTGATAGATTCACTGGGCATGAATCCGGTTGATGCAGGCAAACGGTTATCTCAATGGTTTGTTAACCTTCTACAAAGCATCTCAAAAACAACATCCAGCAAAGAAAGAGTGGTCTTTATTGATTACTTAATAAGTTTGCTTAAGGCATTTACAGGAATGCTCGAGCAATCGTATGAAATGCGTTTAGGAACGGACTGGAAAAGAGAGTATATAATATTACAGCGATATTATGACCTGAGCCAGGAGCAATTGAATGCATACAGGAATGATTTGCTAAACACAGTACTAAAGGCACGATACAATGATACTGAGTTACATGATCTCGTATTTGACTCTCTGAATGGGGAAGGAAGCGGCAACATTCCCAGTGTGTTAATATAGTGTTAAAGTTAATATTAGCTTGATACACACACGGCAAAAAGCCATTGCACTGCAATGGCTTTTTGCTATATCATTATATATGGACTATTTCCCAACTTGGGAAAAGCTTGGCGCAATGGAGGCAAACTATGAGAAATCAGCTTATTTACGCAGATTTGATAGATATAAGCGCGGTCAAGGTCAATAGGGACCTGACGCATGGCGAGCGCATTATTGAATTTGTGCGCCAGATAAAAGACCCCTATCATTACAAATGCAATGGCTACTCCGTCACCGCTAAACATACTGTTGGCGGCCC